CTAATGTATATGATAAGTATGAAGTTGATTTCCATGATGGTCTTATTTTTGTTTTTTTACATGAGATTATCAATGAGAAACCTGTTTTAGAAGATGTTTCAGGTGAAAAATAAAACACAAGAATCTGACATTTCTTGGTGCAGATTGGAGAATATTATTATGGAATATAAAAGAAGTCGTAGGGCGTGTCTTAATTTGATACGAGATCCAGTAGATAATTACATAGAACATAAAGATGAAATCGAAGAAATTCTTAAACCATTCACAGTAGTTCCACGAAATAAAATATCTAAAGTAGATACAGACCAATGGTTATATATTAGTTCGGCTTGGCGAGATAAAAATTATGTAAGAGCTGTCGAGATTTGTAAAGGTAGTAAGATTTACAGTACAGATGAAAATGATCTATACGAATTAGACAAAGAATTAAATGAACTTGGATTTAAGACAAGAATGGGGAGAAATTGCGATACAGGAACTTTAAGTATCGCAGTCTTGGAAGAACCTGGAACAGAGAATATATAGATGGAGGTAATAAACAAATGAGTGAAGAATATAAAATTAAGCCAGTCAAAAGCATATTTCGGCAGCGTGTAATTGAAAATTTGTATTATCTTATGGGATGGGGATTCTTTAACAGTGACGAAAAATATAAGTTCATTGCAAGTCGTGATGGAATAGTTGTTTCTGATAAAATAATTGGCGAATACGATATTGATGTTCCTTTGTTGGAAGAAGGTGACAAATTTTATCTCAATGATATAAAAGAAGCTATTGTTGTCAAAAAAAGAATGCGTAGTAGTGATGGCTCAATTGTATATTTTGTAGAAGATAAACATGTTGATACTGATAATTCTAAAAAAACAATGGAAGAGTGTAATCAAAAAATAGCATATATTGAGGCTCAAAAGAAAGAATTTGAAACATATAAACAAAAATATAAATACAAACATAGATTTTTTAATTTTAAAAAATCTGAATAAGAGAACAATCAAGTAAAATAACAACAATAAATCACTGTTTCATTGGTTGTTAGGAGGTGCAATAATATGAAGAAATACATAAAACAAGCATTAGCTTTTCTGTTGGTTTGGTTTTGTAGTGGAATAACAATGTACGCATATCAAACAGAGAATAAAATATTGGGACTTAGTTTTACTTTTCTAAGTTTCTTATACTATTTACTTTTAAAAGACGAGGGGTGAGAAAAAATATGAAAAAGAAGTTTATGACATTAGCAACAGTATTAATTTTAACGTGTTCGTTAGTTGGATGTAGTAGTCCAAAAGGTACAGAAACGAGTAATAGTGGTACAACATCAAAGATTTACAATAGAGATGTTTATGAATTTGTCGATCCAGATACAGGTGTCCATTATTGGATTTATTCACATGCAGAATCATATAAAGGTATGGGTGGTATTACACCAAGATTAAATTCTGATGGCAGTGTTATGTGTGATAAATAAATTACTAATAGAAAATATACAAGTGAGGTGATGTTCATAGAGATATTAGCAGAAACAGATTATCAAGACCTTTATAGAATATCTGATGGAGTGTTACTTGTAATTAACAAATTTAAGAGAATTGAATATCCATCTGAACCTTATTTTCATGTATATACAAGTGATGCAAAGTATAAATCATATAATAAAGGTTGTCAAAAGTGGTTAAAGGTTTTGAAAGAAGATTACAAGAATAAATACAATGATATTGTTGTTCCCAAAGGAACAGTATTATATATGGATTATCCAGTAGAATCAACAAGTAATAAAGCCGATTGGACTTATGAAATAAAGACAACTGCTTCTTGTTTAGGTGGAGATTTCGCAACCACAGAGAATATGTTAAATACAATACTGAACATTATGAAAAACAAAGCAAATTCTTAGTCTTGAACAATTCAGTTCAAAATTTCCAAAAATAAATAACTGAATAGAGAATATAAATATGGGTGGAAGAACAGCATACCCTTGGGCTTTTGCGCTCAAAAATCACTGTTGAAGATAGGTTTTACATAAATTTATTTTCTGTGTTCCGTCCATTTGGGCGTTTATATAGATTGTTTTATTAACAATATTTACATAAATTTTTTAATTTTAAGGAGGACAAGTAATTTGGCAAAGACAAAGGAAAGAAAAGCGTTAAAGAAAGGTAAGGCAGTATTTAATCTTATTGGACGTGTAAAAGTAACAGACAAGACATTCAATCTTGACAATAGTTATGATTCTGGTTGGACAGATAACAGTATGTATGTAGGTGTTGATTGTGGAAACGGCAATACAGTATATGCAGAGATGCGAAGCGGTTTCTTCCCTGATAAAGATAATGTCATTCGTGCGTATAGCAAGGATGAAAAGGATGATTCAGGAAAGAGTAAGTCAGTAGAGATTGCATGGGAAGATCGTCTTGATGAGTCTTTATATGACAGTATTTCAGATTCTTCTTTCTTAACAGTTGGTGTTGAGAAGGATGTTAAGGATAAGACTGTATATAAGAAGTTCCTTACAGCTTATGACGCAGTTGAATATCTCAATGAGCATCTTGAAGACGGAATGATTGTGAACGTAAAGGGAACAATGGGTTATAGCGAGTACGAAGGGAATGTATCTACAAAGAAGGAAATTACATCTATTGTTCTTTCAAAGGTTGATGATGAAGCAGATTTCAAGGCTGCATTCTCACAGACAATCCTTGTAGATTCTAAGAGTATTGGAAAGAAAAATGAGGACAAGGGGACTATGGAGCTTTCTGCATATGTTGTTGATTATGTTGGCAAGCCTAAGATTAATAGAGAAAAGGTTGAGGTTAAGAAGAATGTTACATTTCCTAAGACATTTGAGGTTGCTATCAACGAGAATCCAGAAATTACAGCAAAGATGCTTCAGAGATTTTTCAAGCCTAAGAAGGGTAAGATTACTGAAATTACGGTTACAGGAAATTTAGTTGAAGGTGGTTCAGTAATAAATATCACAGAAGATGACATTCCTGACGACATTAAGGAACTTATCGAAATGGGACTTTATTCAGAGAAAGAGGCTGAAAAGAAGTGTGCCGTAGGAAATGGTAATCGTGAGAGAAGAATGATTATTGTTAAGCCTGATATTACATATGTTGGTGATGGTGATGATAGAAAACCAACTGTAGCATTTGAAGATGGTAAGTATGATGAGGATGACCTGTATTTCTACGAACAGGCATTAAATGATGCTGGTGTAGAACCAAGTGATGATGGCGATTCTGAAACAGAAAGTGACAGTTCATCAGAAGATGATGATCTTCTTGCAATGCTTGAAGGTATGAACTAAAAAATATGCTTGCCCTGTTATAAACAGGGTGAGCACTTTATAAAAAATTAAATTCTAGGAGGATAAACAATTGGCATTTAGAAAAGCAAGAGAAGCAAAGATTGGTGGAAAGTTTTTAGCATATGGTTATGAAGGTTCTGGAAAGTCATGGTTCGCACTTACATTCCCTAAAGTTGCATGTATTGACTCAGAGACTGGTGTTGCACACTACGAGGGCAAGGATATTACATTGGCAAATGGCAAGACTTACAACAATCTTATTTTAGTAGACGACACATCAGATCTTGATGATTTAGAGGATGATATTGACGAAGCAGTAGATTCGGATGAGATTCAGACACTTGACATCGACTCAGAGACTAAGTTTTATGCAACAATGCAGGTTGGAGCTACAGAAGTTGAAGAGAAGAAAGCTCGTAGAAAGGGTGGAGATGTTGACGATACAGTAGTTTCTCAGAGACAGTGGGGACGTATCAAAATTATCAACATGAAGCTTCAGCAGGCTAAGATTGATCTTTCTGCAAAGGGTAAGCATGTTGTGTCAGTTGCACAGGCAACAGAAGTATATGAAGGAACAGGTGATAACCGTAAGTTAGTTGGCATTAAACCTGATATGCATAAGTCAGTTAAATTTGATTATGATACAATTCTTGAGTTTTATAAGGAAGAGAATGGTGAGGATGTTCGTTATTTTGCAAAGGTTAAGAAGGACAGAACAAATGTAACTAAGGTTGGACAGATTATTGAGAACCCATCTTATGATATTTGGAAGGATTATTTTGAGTCAATGCATGATCTTGAGACAAATGAGACATCATACAAGAATGACTTAAAGACTTCTACAGATTCTATGGTTGACAAAGCTGAGAAAGCAGAAGAGTTAGCTGCTGAATTTAAAGATGTATTAAAGTCACTCAAGGATAACAAAGATGCTTTGCTCAAAGTAAACAAGCAGATGAAGAATAAGGATGTTTCATTAAAGAATCTTGAAATGCAGTCCCCAGATACTCTTACAGAGTTAATTGATTTTGCCAAGTTACAGTTAGCCTAATTAAAATTATACTCCGACAGGTTAATTGCCTGTTGGAGTTTTTAAGAAAGGATGATTTGGTAAATGAGAAATATAAAAAAGAAAGATAATGAGCAGTGGATTGAACTATGTGAGTATGTAAAGAAAGAGATTCTTGAATACGATGATAATATGAAATTTCCACAGTATCTCGCATTAAAGCTACAAGGTATTAAACGTGGCGAACATATAGCGAATAATAATCATGAAGCAAAAGCTAATTATGATGATTACACAATTTTATGTACCTTTAAGTTATGTAAGAGAAAAATTGTTACATATTTACATGAAAATGAAAAGAAAATCAAAGATGAAAAACATAAAATCAATCTTATTATGAAAATGATTGAACCTGAAATCAACGATGTATATTTGAGATTGCAGAGAGCAGAAAAAGCAAAAACAAAAGCTGAAAATGTAGAATATGAAAATCAGAACCATGATAGTGCAAGTTATGTGAAAAAGACGAAAGAAACAAGCGATAGAATGAAAAAACTTTTCTGAGGAGGTATTAATTGGCTACTACAAAAAAAGAGAATAAAAAATTAACGCCTTATCAAGAAGAAGTATTAAAAGCAGCAAAGCAAATCAAAGAATATAAAGTAATAGCAGAGGCTAATATAGTAGCGATTCTATATAAACAGCCCGAATTATTTTTTGATTATACACTGGAATTAGAAGATTTTAGTGAAAATACGTGGCGTGTTTATTGGCAAATCGCTAGTGATTTATTGGTTGTTGAGAAAAAGTCTGTTTTAGATGATATGACTGTTGGTTTATATCTTGAAAAACATCCAAAACTAAAGAAGGAATATGACGACTACGGTGGTTATGAGACAATTGACAAAGCAAAAGAATATGTCAATGTCAGTAATATGGATGGGTATGTAAAAGAGCTTTACAAATGGAAAACTGTCCTGGTTATGTTAAAAAACAACTTCCCTGTATGCAATCGTATTAATGAATTTTGTGATATGTCATTGGATGAAATTTATGAAGAATATGAAGCAATGATAAATCACATTTTTGTAAATGCTGCAAGAGACGTTGAATCCTACAATGCTTGCGAAGGAATTAATCAGTTTATTGACGATTTGAATTCTGGTAAAAGCGTTGGATTACCATTACATAATTGTGACATTCTCAATAAGGAAACAGGTGGATTCAATTGTGATGGGAATATTTATGGTCTTGGTGCTAATTCAGGTGTTGGTAAATCTACAACTGCTATGAATTATATTATTCCATCAATTCTTCATTATGATGAAAAGGTTGTATTTTTTATCAATGAGGAAGATCAGACAAAAGTTCAAAGAGAATTAGTTATATGGGTTGCTAATAATGTCTTTAAATTCGATTTACCAAAGTACAAATTGCGTGATGGTAAATTTGATGAAGAGACAATGGGACAGCTCAGAAAAGTTGCTGAATGGATTGAAGACAAAAAAGAGAAACAAAATATTACAATAGTTCCTCTTGAGAGATATTCAGTAAATATTGTAATTAAATTGATAAAAAAATATGCAAGTCTAGGTGTTAGATATTTTGTTCTTGATACTTTAAAAGAAAGTTTTGATGCAAAGACTGATGAAATATATAAGTCAATGACACGAGATATGGTTAAGCTATATGACGTTGTAAAGCCAACAGCAAAAAATGTTGGGCTATTCGTAACTTATCAGCTTGGTAAGGCTAGTATCAAAATGAGATATTTAACAAATAATGAAATTGGTCTTGGTAAAAGTATTGTAGATGTTATGAGTGTAAATCTGATGATCCGTAGACCTTTTGAAGATGAATTCGAGGGTGGCAAACATGAGATTGTGGGTTATAGATTTGACGGAGTTAATGGTAAAAGTAAAATTCCATTTAAGTTAAAACCAGATAAACATTATATGATTACTTTTATTCCTAAAAATAGGTTTGGTCAAACCGATGCTTTCCAAATTATAAGTGAATTTGATTTTAGTACAAATACAAATAAAGATCTTGGTATTTGCAATATTGTACAGGATTGGTAATTAATATGGCATGGAGCGTTTATATACATATTACACCAAGCAACAAATATTATGTTGGAATTACTAGTAAAGAACCTTGTGAAAGATGGCGAAATGGATTTGGATATTATTCTCAGAAATATTTCTATAATGCAATTCAGAAATATGGATGGGATAACATCTATCATGAGGTTGTTGCAAGTAATTTAACAAAAGAAGAAGCTAATAATTTTGAAAAGTTATTGATACAAAAATTAAAATCTAACAATAGAGAATTTGGATACAATATTACAATTGGTGGCGATGGTGTTGCAGGTGTAAAGCATACAAAAGAATGGTGTGAACAACATTCGAAAGACATTCAAGGAGAGAATAACCCTATGTATGGCAAAAAACATACAGAAGAAACATTACAGAAAATTAGTGCTTCAAGGACAGGAAAATGCGTAGGAAAAGATAATCCTTTTTATGGGAAACATCATACACAAGAAAGTATTAAAAAACTTCTTGATAGTAGAAGTTGGTATAAACCATCAACGGATTCAATAATGAAAACAGCGGAAAAGAATAAGAAACCTATTGTTCAAATCAATAAAGATACAAATGAAATTATAAAAATATTCCCATCAACAAAAGATGCAGCAATAGAACTTGGCTTGGATCGTGGAAGTATTACTAAGTGTTGTCAACATAAAAGAAAGACTGTTGGTGGTTATATATGGGAATATAAGAAGAATGTTTCATAAATTTGTGATGGAGGCGGTGAGCGTGTATTAATGCAGATGAATTAAAAGAATACATTATAGAGAATAATTGTATAGAACAGATTTTATTATCGTTGGAGTGTCATGGACTACACGAATATCCTACAGAGTGGAGAGCCGCCTTACCACAAGGCAATAATAAAACTGCTATATGTATTAAAAAAGATACATTATCAGTAGCAATTAGAAGCTCAGAGAAAAATAAGCGTGGAGATATTTTTACATTGGTTATGACAATTAAAGGATTTTCTTTTGGGAAAGCCAATAAATATCTCCATAATATTTTAGGATTGAAATACTCATATAGTAAAAATAATAACAAAGACGATAAGAAAGATCCATTAGCAATTTTTAAAAAAATCAAGCGTCAGAGATACACAATAGATAAAGATATACCAGTATATGATGATTCGTGTATGAAAGAATATACGGATTTACCTTATATTGATTGGATTCGAGAAGGTGTTATGCCGTTTGCTTGTAAAAGATTTAATATTGGATATTCATATGATAGAAAACGAATTGTTATTCCTGAACGAAAATGGGATGGGGATGATAATGAATATATAGGTATTAGTGGCAGAACTACAGTACCAAATTACGAAATGTTTGATATACCAAAATTTTTTAAGTTATCCAAAACATATCCAAAAGGGATTAATGTATATGGATTGAACGAAAATTATCAAACAATTCAAGAAGCTGGTTATTGTGTAGCCTTAGAAGCACAGAAATCAGTTTTAAAAAGATACTCAAGAAAAGATGGTACGGCTGTAGCAATTGGAAACTGTGAACTAACAGAAGAACAGGTAAGAATTTTAATTAGTTTGAATGTAGAAATTGTAATAGCTTTAGATGAAGGAATTGATATAAATCATATCAGACAGGAATGTGATAAATTTTATCCGATTAGAAAAGTAAGTTACATATATGACAAATGGGATTTAATAAAAAAGGGTAGTAAAGACAGTCCTGCCGATATGCCAAACAAAGTATATAATTTCCTTCTTAAACATCGTGTTATATATGATGAATCAGAAAGGAGAAAATTAAGAATTTGGCAAGAAAAACAGGTAAAGAATTAACAGAAATTTGTAAGAAATTTGGTGTTGACACATTATGGTCATGGTCAAGGTATCATTGTTACAAGCAAGATAAATGGGAATATTTTTTGAAATATATTCTACATAAAAAAGAAGACAGAACAAACAGTATTTATTGTGTATCAGGTGGAAATGTACATGATATTATTGAGCAGTTATACACTGATAAAATTAAGTATGAAGACATGCCAGATTTATATGAAGATAGTTTGTTCACAATGAACTGTGCAGAACTTAAATATAATCGTAGTGATTCTGATAAAAACGATGCAATAGCAAATAAATATGAAAATTGCATTAGACATTTCTTAAAAAATCATAATCTGATTAATTTCCCACATAAAGTTGAACATTTTATTACAATTAAAATATCTGATGACATTTATATGCAAGGATATATAGATATGCTCTATATTAAGCCATATACAGATGAAGATGGCAATAAAAAAAAGCGTGTGCATATTGTAGATTGGAAGACATCTACACGTTATCAAGGCGCAAAAATTGACACTGAATGTGGTCAGTTGGTTATTTATGCTGAAGGTATTAGACAAGCATTAAATATTCCATTGGAAGATATTGTATGCGAATGGAATTTCTTAAAATATGTCACAGTTACCATTGAACAGAAAAATGGTAAGAAAAAAGATAGATATATAGAAAGAAATTCTATAGGCGAAAGTCTTATCAATACGGCAAAGATGTGGCTGAAAAATTTCGGATATGAAGATGATATTGATAAATATGTTGATGAGATGGTGTTAAACAACAATATTGATTGTTTGCCAGATGAGGTTAGAGAAAAATTCGAAATCCATGATTGTTATGTACAAGTACCTCTAACAGAAGAAAAGATTAATGATTTAAAAGAAGACATTATCAATACAATCGAAGAAATTAACTCTAAAGAGAGAGAATATAAGAATAGTGAAGATGAAAATATCTTTTGGCAAGAAGTGACAGATGCCGATGAATTTAGATTGGCAACCCTCTCAGGATATTCTAGGTCGTTGCATAAACCATATGACCAGTATCTAAAAGAGAAGGAATTGTTCAAAGAAGAAACTGAATCTGATTCTGATGCAGACGAAGATGATTTATTGGCATTTGTGAATAGTTTATAGATATAGGTAGGTGAGAAGTTGAGTAATTTAACAGTATTACATTTACATAGTATGGATTCTAACCCATATAGCGGTCTTGAAGTTGACTCAATCACCCCTTTTCAAGCTTATATTGACAAAGCAAAATCAGAAGGAATGAAAGCCATTGCTTTTACAGAGCATGGTGCAGTCCTTCATAATGTTGCAAAAAGACAGGCATGTGAAAAGGCTGGGTTGAAATATATTAATGCAGAAGAATTTTATGTAACAGAAAAAATTGATATGGATAATCTGAAAAGAGACAATTATCATTGTTGCTTATACGCAAAGAATTATGATGGCGTATTAGAACTTAACAAACTTTCTTCTGATTCATTTAATCGTAATGATGGTCATTTTTATTATAATCCACGAATTACCTTAGAGGAACTTGAGAATACATCAGATAATATTTTAGTATTAACAGCTTGTGTTGCAGGCATGTTATGCAAAGGAACGAAAGAAGTACAGGAAAGATTTCTGAAATTCCTTATTAAAAATAAGCATAGATGTTGGTTGGAAATACAGCCACATAATTTTGACGTTCAGATTTATTACAATCAGTATTTGTATAGAATTGCTCAGAAATATGGGATGAAGCTTATTGCTACAAACGATGTACATGCTATTGATAAGGATCATATGATGGGTAGAGCAGTAATGCAGAAATCAAAAAATGTTAATTTCCATGATGAGGATGCGTGTGATTTATCATGGAAATCTTATGATGATATGGTTACTGCCTTTGAATTACAGGATGCATTACCCAAATCAATTTATCTTGATGCAATTGAAGAAACAAATAGATTCGCAGATAATATTGAATCATATGAATTGGACTATAGTAATAAATATCCAAGATTATATCCTGATGCTGAGAAAGAATTTAAGGCACGAATAGTTCAAGGCGTAAAGGAACGTGGGATAAGCAAACTCCCAAATTATAAAACAGAGTATATTCCAAGGATACAGGAAGAGTTAGAAACATATAAACATAATGACGCTATTGATTTTATGTTACTCGATTCAGATTACAAGAATTGGCTGCTAAAAAATAATATGCACTATGGATGTTCAAGAGGTTCTGTATCTGGTAGTGAGATTGCATATTTGATTAAATGTACTGATGTTGATTCAGTTAAATATAAGCTTAACTTCTCACGATTTATGAATCCTGAAAGAATGTCATTGGCTGATGTAGATACTGATATTTACGCAGAAGATAGATATAAAGTGCGTGAGTATCTATTTAATAAGGAAGGTTTGTATTGTTGCAACATTATTACTTTTAATACAATTCAGTTAAAAGCAGCGATAAAAGATGTCGGTAGAGCATATGGGATGACTCCTGATCAAACTCAGGAATTATCAAATATGGTAGAAACTGATGATAAAGGCAAGGATTATATGCCAGAAGAAATCAGAGAACAATATCCAGAAATGTTTAAATATATTGATATGGTAATAGGAACAATTACATCACTTGGCAGACATGCAGCAGGAATTGTTTGTAGTCCTACAGATATAAGATATGATTTTGGAACATTGTCTATTACATCAGATCCACGTCCTGTAAGCCAAATAGATATGCACGAAATTGATTCTTTAAATTATGTAAAGTTAGATTTGTTAGGATTAAATGCTGTTGGATTAATTGATGGTGCTTGTAAACTTGCAGGTATAGATTATTTAACACCTGATAAAGTTAATTTCTCAGATGAAAATGTTATTAACTCAATAGCAAAAGATACTACATTGATATTCCAGTTTGAAAGTGGTTTTGCAAGTGATTCATTAAAAAGAACACTTAGTAAGGAAACTTTGGAGAATATTAAAGCACAGAATGATAATATCTCATATCTTGATGTAATGGCTATGGTTAGTGGTGCTATTAGACCAGCAGGTGAATCTTATAGAGAACAGTTATTCAATGGTATTTACAAAGATAATGGCAATGAAGCACTTAATAATTTCTTGAAACCTACGCTTGGTTATTTAGTATATCAGGAACAGATTATTGATTTCTTACATGACTTCTGTGGATTTACTATGGGGCAAGCAGATATTGTCCGTAGACATTTTGCTAAAAAAACAGGTACTGAAGCAGATATACCTATCATTGAAAATGGTGGATATATGGTAGACATTCATGGTAATAAAGATGATAGATATATTCCAGGATTTATTGCAATTGCACAAGAGAAGTATGGAATGACCGAAGCTGAAGCAAGAGAGGCTATAAAATCATTCTTGGTAGTAATTGAAGATGCATCTAATTATTTGTTTTCACGAAATCATTCCGTTCCATATAGTATGATAGGTCTATTTATTGGATGGTTAAGATATTACCATAAGATTGAGCTATTAACATCAGCGTTGAATGTTTATGTAGACAATAATGAAAAAATGTCAAACATCAAAGAATATATCAAATCACAGGAAATAGAAATCAAAGGAATAAAATTTGGCAAATCCAAAGCACAGTATTTCATGGATAAAGACGAAAATGCCATTTATCAAGGAATATCTTCTATAAAATATTGTAATGATCAGATTGCAGACGAATTATATGAATTGTCTAAAAATCATTATGATAATTTTGTTGATTTACTTTCTGATATTATATCAAAAACATCTGTGGATAATAGACAATTACATATTCTTACAACACTAAATTTCTTTTCTGAGTTTGGTAAGAATAAATATTTACTATCAATTATTGATATGTACAACTTGTTGGGAAAATGCAAGACATTGAAAAAAGATAAAATTGCATCACTGAACATTAGAGAAGAAGATGTGAGAAAATGTGCAGAGAAAGAGACATCTAAACAGTATAGCAATGTTGATAAAGACAAACTTGTTAAACTTATGATAAGCGGTTTAGAGAATAAGCCACTATCAATAAAAGAACAGATTGTATATGAACAAGAGTATCTTGGAAACATAATGTATAAAAATCCGAAAGCACCAAAAGATATGTATTATGTTCTTGAGTGTAAGTTCTATAAGGATAAAACAAAACCATACCTTATGCTTTATAACATGAGAGATGGTGAGTATCTTAAAACAAAAATCACTTCTGGAAAGTCATTCATTGAATCCCCATTTATAGCAGGTAATGTCATCAATGTAAAAGAGTTTGGTGAAAGAAACAAAATGAAAAAGGTTGGTGGCGATTGGATCAAGACAGACGAAAAAGAGAGAATAGTAAAGAAGTGGGATGTTTATTAAGGAGATGTAAAGTTGGATAAAATAATTGAGTTTAAATGTGTACCAGAAAGACTTGTATATAATTCTACTGACTTCAAAATTTATGGTGTGTCTGTAAATTCATTTGAATATCCTGATGTACAGATAGGAAAATATGGCACTGCAACTATTAAAGGTAATATTTCAGAACTCAATCTTGGAGTTGACTACATTGTAAAAGCAAAAGAAATATCCGATTCTCATGGAATCGGATATGATGTAGTCAACATAAAACGAGAGAAACCTACAACATTAGCAGCAACAAGAAATTTCTTATATGAGATATTAACACCAAATCAAACGGATGTATTACTTGAAGCGTACCCTGATATTGTAGATAAGATTATGAATAACAGATTAGATGATATTGATTTGAATAAGACTAAAGGAATAAAGGATTATACATTTAATGTCATTAAAAATAAAGTTATAGAAAATTTTAAGTTAGCTGAGATTGTTGAAGAATTCAGAGGATTATTCAATCTTTCAACAGTAAAAAAGTTGTATGACAAATATACATCAGTAGATAAAATCAAGGAAGTTATCAGAGAAGAACCTTACCAATGTTTATGTAGACTTGGTGGAATTGGTTTTAAGACTGCCGATTCATTATTACTTACCCTTGATAAAGATAGCAAGGAATGTCAGAAAAATGGGAAGAAGCCAGTATTGTTTTTTGGATTTGATTTGATTACGTCATACCAAAGAGCAAAAGCATGTGTAGACTATTTACTTGATGAAAATGAGAACAATGGTAATACATATATGCATGTTGGTGATTTGAAGAAACAGTTTGATGTTTTAGTTCCAGAAGCAAAAAATAATTTGCCACTCATATTAAAAGGTGAGAATGATGTTATATTTGATAGAGAATTATTAAGTGTATGTAAAAAAGAAACATATGAAACAGAGAAATATATATCAGATAGGATTAAAGAAGGATTACAAATACATACCAAATGGGATTATGATTGCTCTAAATTTCAAGAACTTGATGGATTCAAATTAACAGACAATCAGTGTAAAACTTCTCAATATATGTGTGAAAACAATATAGTTCTTTTAGTTGGTTATGGTGGTAGTGGTAAATCTTCAAGTACACAGGCATTTGTAAATATGTTAAATGCTTATAACAAAAGGCATTTACTTTTAGCACCAACTGGTAGAGCTGCAAAGGTACTATCAGGTTTTACAAATGAAAATGCTATGACAATCCATAGAGGTCTTATGTATATGCCACCTGCTGATTGGGGATTTAATGAAGAAAATAAATTACCATATGATGTAGTAATTGTGGATGAGTTTTCAATGGTAGATATTTTCTTATTTAGGAAATTGCTTGAAGCTATAGATTTTGAAAAAACAAAATTACTTCTTATTGGTGATGATGCACAGATTCCTTCTGTTGGTGCTGGTAATGTACTTTATGATTTGTTGAAATGTGAGAATATTCCTACTATCACACTTGATAAGGTATTCCGTTATGGCAAAGGTGGTTTATCTACGGTTGCCACAGATACACGAACTGGTACTGAATATTTAGATAAGACAAAAACAGGTATGCAAGTGTTTGGTGAAGATCAGTCATATATATTTATGCCAATTCTTCAAGATAAACTTGTTGGATATACTGTAAAACTTTATCAGACATTGTTATCCAAAGGGTATTCTGTTGATGATATTGCAGTCTTATCTTGCTATAATGTAGGTGATTATGGAACAGTAGCGTTAAATAAGAAGATACAAAACGCAGTTAATTCTAATCCAAAGGCGAAAATCACATTTGGAGATACAGAATTCAGATTGAATGACATTGTAATGAACTATGCCAATGATTACAAAGCAATTATCTATAATGAGGAATATATTGATGATAAAAATACAACATTTATTGCTAATGGTGAATCTGGCAGAGTTGTAAAAATTCTAAAAGATGCAATGGTTGTTGATTATGATGGAACACTTATCTATATCCCAAAAAGTTCTATGAAAAATATTCGATTGGCTTATGCCATCAGTACACACAAATCTCAGGGTGGTCAGTTCAAGGTGGTTGTTTTAATTACACCTAAAGCCCACACATTCATGTTGAATTCCAATTTGTTATATGTAGGAGAAAGTAGAGCAAAAGAAAAATGTTATCACCTTGGAGAGATTCGTACAGTAAATAATGCACTTAAAAAGAAGGAAAATTTTGATAGAAAAACAATGCTTCAGATATTTATGAAAGCAGAATAGGAGAATATATGAATAGTAAGTCAAGTATTTTTGATTCGATTTTAAATACAATTGAGTCAGAAGATATTAGAAAATTTGCAGAAAGATGTATTGAAACAATACCAGATTATTTTTGGAATGTGGGTGCGTCAAGTACGGGAAAATACCATCCTCAATATGCTCTTGGTGATTTAGGATTGGCAAGACATACATGTGCTTTAGTAAGATTCTTAAACCATATTTTTGCGGTTGATTGCTTTGGTAAGAATTTTACTCAAAGAGAGAAAGATTTAATGAGAGTTGCAGGGATGATGCATGATTCACGAAAAAGTGGGAATGATGATGACTTCACAAAAAATAAATATACAAAGTTTGACCATCCTCTTTTAGCAGCTAATGTTATTCGTGAGTTAAAAGGCAATGAACTTTCTGACGAAGAAATCGAAATGATTGCAACTATAATTGAGAGCCATATGGGTGCATGGAATACTGATAAAAGAAGTTCAACGGTATTGCCATTGCCTAAAAACAAATATCAGACAATTTTACATTTAGCAGACTACCTTGCAAGTCGCAAAGATATAGAAGTTCTGTTTGATGGGGTTGAAGTACCAAAGAAAGAAACCGTTAAGTTAGAGGATTATGTTCTGAACTTTGGAAAGCACAGTGGCGAGAAGCTTGTTGATGTTGCTCAGTCAGATCCAAGTTACATATCATGGGCTAAAGAAAATATGAATAGAGAGCCAATTAAGAGTTTATTAGCTCAACTGTAGAGAATAATACAGTAGCAATAATCGACAGTTTCTTTGGAAGATTGGGGGTGAATGAGTTGTTAGATGTTGCAATTAAATACAAAGAGCAATTAGAAAAACTACAATACGATATTTGGTTCAAAGATAAATATAAATTTTGGAATAGTGATACATATTATGATGCTATGACTATTGATGATAGTACATGGGAGCGACATCAATTTGTTTCCATTAAAGATGACAATGTGATTGGATATATTAGTTATTCTGTAAACAGAAGATGTAATTATGCATACAGTTTAAGCATAATGAATTTTACAGACGATAAGATAACGTTTGGTATGGATCTTGGACAGGTATTGCAAGATATATTCGAAAAATATAATTTTAGAAAGCTTGATTTTTATGTGGTTGTTGGCAACCCAATTGAAAAATCATATGACAAAATGGTTAAAAAGTATAATGGAAGAATTGTTGGAACTTTCAAGGATGATGTAAAGTTAATTGATAACAAATATTATGACACTAAACATTATGAAGTTACAAAAGAAAACTATATGGGTGCTAAAAATAAGTAACAAGAATCCATTATTTCTTGTGGAGATTAGGAGGAAAGATATGGGAATAAGATATATGTGTAAAGAAAGAGAAGATAATTTAATTGACATCAATGTATATCGTCATGGATGTATGGAAGGACTATATAACTGTGAAGGTAGATTCAATACAAAACATGTTTTTAGTGATGGATTTAACCCTGATGATGGTTGGTATCGTATAGCTGATTACAGAGTAAATGACTTGAAAATTTTTAAGAAGAAAGGAATCAACATTACATACGGTGACAACTGTAAATACGTTAAAAATTTAGTAGAAAATAATAAATAAATCTACAGTAAACTAAATTTTCATTAGATTAAAAAAATAGGAGGATTAATTTTGAAAACAGTTTTTAACTGGTTTGGTGATGATTGGAAGAGAGTAAAGAATCATTGTAGAACCACGGATAATAAAGATTTTACAGAGAACGAAGCAACAGATACTTTTAAAAAGAAGTTGCTTATATCTGAACATTCGCCAATTAGATTACTTGAATTTGATTGGTCATGGAAAGGTATTTATTATTGGCTGAGTACAGAATGGTCAAGACATAAATTTGAAAAATTTATTAGCTCTCAAAGAGATGATAGATTGGTCGATGATACTCCACGAGGAAAGAAACCACAAGATGCATTGGTTAATTTTGATGGTTATGCTAATGAGCAAAACTGTATTGATGGATGGAGAAAAAGATTGTGTGGAAACGCCACACCAGAAGCCGTTGAATTGGCAGAAGATTTCAAAATTGAATTACATAAAACACATCCATTAGAATCAGATGTTTTAGTACCTAATTGCATTTATAGGGCAGGGTGTCCTGAATTTCGTTGTTGTGGTAAGATTGCTGAATTTATAAAATGGGCAAAGGATAATAACAAGAAAATTAATTGGCTTAATATTCAAAATAGATATGATTTATACAATGAATGGTTTTATGAAGTACACAAGTAAATGTTCATTTCATAGGAGGTGATTAATACGAGAGATCCAAATAGATTATATAACTTTTACAACGAAGTAACCCGATTACACATGACATATATGCCTGATTGGAGAGTAGGACAATTTTGGATGAACTTCTTATGTTGGGTACAGAACGAAAAGAAACGAGATCCGTTCTTCCCAGAAGAGTCAGAAATGCTTACATATTTAAAAGAATTTTGTGGAGAAAAGGAGGATTAAATGAATAGAGTTAATATTGCAGCAAGAGTCAATGAACTCAATAACGCTTCCGAAGCTTATTATAATACTGGACAGCCTATCATGAGTGATGCTGAGTTTGATAATAAACTTGAAGAATTAAAACAGTGGGAAGAAAAAACGGGTATTGTGTTATCTAATAGTCCTACTCATAGTGTTGGTGCAACAGTATTAGATAATATCAAAGAAGTTACTCATAAAACACCAATGCTTTCACTTGAAAAGTGTCACAGCATAGAAGAGATTATTAAATTTGCAAATAATCATAATCTTGTAGCTTCTGTAAAGCTCGATGGTTTAACTGTACGTCTTACTTATAAAGATGGTAATTTAGTTTTAGCAGAATCCAGGGGGAATGGTACAGTCGGATCTGATGTAACCGAACATGTTAAGCAATTCACTAATGTTCCATTACATATTAATAAGGAAGGAACTTATATAATTGATGGTGAAGCACTGATTAAATTAGATAATTTTGCTGAGATTAATACAAACGGAGAATATAAAAATAGCCGTAATTTAGCAGCAGGCACATTATCAAGCCTTGATACTTCAATTGTAAAAGATAGAAAATTATCTTGGTATGCTTGGGAAGTGGTTGAAGGAGATAGTGATAATTCATTCTACAAAAGATTATTAAATGCTCAGAATTTAGGATTCGATGTAGTTCCGTGCTACAATATTACAATAAATGAATTTAATCAGTTACAGATACATATTGATAATTTTATTAATATTGCAGAAAAAGAAAATCTTCCTCAAGATGGTGTGGTATTTAAGTTTGATGATGTTGAATATGGAAAGTCTCTTGGAAATACAAGTCATCATTTTAGAAATGGTATTGCTTATAAGATATTCAATGATTCAGTAGAAACAAAATTGGTAGATATTGAATGGACAATGGGCAAAACAGGAAGTTTATGTCCAACTGCTGTGTTCAATCCTATAGAAATAGAACAGACAATTGTTGAAAGAGCATCATTACACAACATTTCTGTAATGAAACAGATTCTTAGCAATCCTTGGATTGGACAGCATATCGGTGTATTTAAGGCAAATCTCATAATTCCACAGATTCGATGGGCAGAGGAAGATGATAAATATACAAAAAATTATATTGATATACCTCGTACATGTCCTATATGTGGTCAGCCTACAAGAATTATCAAGGATAACGATTCAGAAGTTCTTTATTGTACCAATGATAATTGTAAGGGCAAGCTTCTTGGCAAGCTTACACATGCGGCTAGTAAGAACGCACTTAATATTGATGGTCTTTCAGAATCTACAATAGAAAAATTCATTAATCTTGGTTGGTTAAACTCAATTCAAGACATTTATCATCTATCAGATCATGAAAATGAGATGAAAGCTTTAGACGGACTGGGTAAAAAATCAGTAGATAAGCTTCTTACCTCTATTGAAGAGTCTCGTAATACAAATCTTCAGCGTTTCCTTTACGCTTTATCTATTCCATTACTCGGTAAATCAGTAAGCCAGGATATTGCAAAAGCATGTAATCAAAGTTTAGATACTTTTATTGGTGCTCTGATGAGCAGTGGTAAAGATGCATTTACTCATATCAATGGAATAGGAGATGCATTAGGTAAATCCATTATTGGCTATTGGAATAAAAATGGAAGTAAAATTATTGAGTTTTCAAAAGAATTTTATTTTGAAACACCTAATGTAGTATTAGATGAAATTCCAAAAACATTACAAGGAAAAATATTCGTTGTAACTGGTTCAGTTAATCATTATAAAAATCGTGACGAATTGAAAGCCGATATAGAAAATCGTGGTGGAAAAGTATCAGGAAGTATTTCATCTAAAACAACTTATCTTATTAATAATTATATTGATTCTAACAGTTCTAAAAATAAAAAAGCAAAGGAATTAAATATTCCTATCATAACAGAAGAGCAATTTTTATCTATGCTCAGATAATCAAATAAAAACAAAATAAAAAAAAAAAGAGAATAATAAAAAGAGGTGATAAGCGATTTCACAGCATAACAAAAGAATTATCTATGCAAAAGACTTGATTAAAGAATTAGAAAAACATCCCGATGCATTTATATGTGTGGGTAAGCTTGGTGATGACCTTGGGAGATATGACCAAAGAATACTTAATACATTTTTACGAGATGGTGAAGTTTTAGTTTTGAACATAGAAAATTATAAAGAAAACAATTTGTTAAAATTTTACGAGTAAGGAGAAATATGAAAAAGAACAAGAAAAGCTATGACATATTAGTAATTGGTATGTTAATCGCATTAATTACTATGTTATGTGTAATTTATTGGTCATATGATGGGAAAACAAGTAAGAAAAACGTCCCCCAAAACATCGTTATGTCTACAGTTGACGTTGATTCAATAGCAGCACATAGCGATGAACAAATAGAAACAAAAACAACACTTAATATTCCAACAAGTACTCAAACAATTAAAAAGAAGAAGAAAAAATATAAAACGGCATATATAAAAGCTAATGATCTTAATCTAAGAAAAAAACCAAATGTTAAAAGCAAGAGCATTAAACGATTGTTTTACGGCAAAAAGATTAAGTTTATTATAATTAATAAAAAATGGTCGAAAATAAAAGTCGATAACAAAGTTGGATATGTTCAAATGAAATATATTACAACAAAAAAAATAAAAAGTAAAATACATACGTCTATACCTCATTATAAATTATGCTCTTTTATGGATTATAGATGTATTACTAATACTTCCAGCAGACAATATAAATTGCAAAAGAAAGCTTATACAGGAAGTTATGGTATAAGACAAGTAGATGGAAGATACTGCATAGCCGTTGGTTCATATTATACAGAAAAAATAGGGACTTATATTGATTTAGTTCTCAAAAATGGGACAGTAATTCCATGTATATTAGCCGATTGTAAAGCGAATAAAGATACAGATGGCAAGAATCAAAAAACAGCAGATGGTTCATTAATTGAATTTGTTGTAGATACTCCAAAACTATCAAAAAAAGTAAGAATAAGAGGAGACGTGGCTTATTCAACAAAAGCATGGAACAGTAAAATTGTAAAAATTAAAATACATAAAAATAAATAAGAGAATATATAAGAAAGGAATTAAAAATTAATGAAAAAGTGTGTAGAAGTTAAACTAAACGAAATTGAAACACTAAAAAATTTTGTAAACGAAATTACAAAATTTGATTTTCCAATTAATGCTCATTCATTAAATAGAAGCGCAGAATATGATGCTAAAAGTATAATGGCATTATTATCACTTGACTTATCTAAGCCAATTGAGATTATTGCAAATATTCCGGAATATTTAAATATTTCAGACTTTGAAAATGTAGTTAACAAATACAAGGTGAATTAAATGAAAGATAAGGTTGTGTTGGGAACAAAAGAATATCCTTATTGTTCAAATAGAACTTGCCAAGATTTTGAGTGTATAAGACATAGGAATTATATACCTTGGAACACATTAATATGGCAAGAAAAATACGAAATGAACGATAAGGGTATTTGTAAAAAGAAAATAAAATAAAGGAGAAAATTATGGGAATAGGTGAAATTGTAATATTAGCAATAGTTGTATTTGTATTAGAAATGTTGCTAGGAATGATTACTTCTTGTGTATGCGTTATTTCTTTTCGTGGAGACAACGCTTATATGTATATGAATACAAAAAATGTGCAACAAACAGAAGAAGATGAAGATCAGGAGGTATAAAAATGATTATTCTACTTGGAAAATCTGCATCAGGCAAAGATACAGTGGTTAATAATTTAATTCATAATTATTATGGATATGAGAAGATAATCACATGGACAACAAGACCTATGCGACCAGGAGAAAAACAAGATCTTACATATCATTTTACGGATGATGAAGATTTTGAAGAAAAGATTGAAGAAGGTTTCTTTGCTGAATGGAAAAAATATAATTCAGTATTTGGCACTTGGTACTATGGAACTGCTGTTGAGGATGTAACAAAAGATACTGATGACAAGGTGATAATTCTTACGCCAAATGGTTATGAAGACATTAAAGAATACATTAATAAGGAAGATGTTCTGTCAGTTTATTTGGATTCATCGGTCAAAACTTTATACAAGCGTTTAAAGTTGCGTGGAGATAATCCGAAAGAAATTAGAAGAAGATTATTACATGACATTAAAGATTTTAGAGGAATAAAAAATAATGTTGATGTTGTAATAAAAAACAACAGAAGAGATTTAAAGGAATTAACAGAATTAATCAAAGATATGCATGACATCGTAAAGAACAGAGTTAGGAGGGACAAAACACTATGAGAGAATTTACTATATATTTAGCAGGTGCTATGTCGGATATTGATTTTGTAGAAAGCAATGAATGGAGAAAAACTTTAACCGAAATGTTCAAACATACATATTCTGACATTAAAGTAAAATGTATTAATCCTAATGATTATTATAATTTTAAAGAAGTTACATATGATAGCGAACACGAGGTTATGGAATTTGATTTATATAAAGTACGTCATTCAGATATGGTAATTGTTGATTTTAATCATCCAGATTCTAAAGGTACTTTAGTGGAGCAGGCTATTGCTTATGAAAATAAAATACCTATTATTGGTTTGAATGAAAAGAATAACAAACTTCATCCTTGGCAGATAGATATGTCTAACAAGATTTTTGATGACAAATTAAAACTTGTTAATTATGTAACTAATTTTTATTTAAATTAATGAAAGAATGAAATATGAATAATAACGAGAAGAAAACAATAATTGAGCTTATATGCAAAGAGCAGACAGAGATGATTGTAAAAGACCATTTACAGTACGATTCTGACCGATATAGGCTATTAGAAGAACTGAAGGTAAAGATTAAGGACATGTAATTTGAAATACTAATTTTAAATAGATTTTGGAAAGGAGAAAAGGATTGAAAGTATTAAAAAGAGATTGTACAGAAGTAAATTTTGATAAGTCAAAGATTTCAACAGCAATTCTTAAAGCTATGAAGAATGGTTCTGGAATTGTAAAACCAAAGATTGCAGAAGATATTGCGAATGAGATTGAAGAAATATGTAAAGATAAAGAAGAAATAAGTATATCTGATATTGAATCAATGGTTTATGATAAATTGATCACAAAAAAACAGAGACTTACTGCAAAAGCTTATGAAGGATATAGGAGTATTCGTGAGTTTCAGAGAGAAAATGAGAATACAACAGATTCCGAGATTGATGAACTGTTAGATGGTGAAAGCGAATATTGGAATACTGAAAATTCCAATAAGGATTCAAAAGTATTAAATACTCAACGTGATTATATGGCAGGGATTGTTAGCAAAGATATTTCTCGTAGATTTTTACTTCCACCAGAAATTGTACAAGCAAATGATGAAGGTATTATTCATTTTCATGATATTGACTATTTTGGTATGAAAGCGATGAGCAACTGCTCACTTATCAATCTTGAAGATATGTTACAGAATGGTACGTGTATTAATAAAGTAAAGATTGAAAAGCCTCATAGATTTATTACTGCTTGTACAATCGCTACTCAGATTATTCTTGGTGCTACATCACTTCAGTATGGAGGGGCTACAATTACTCTTACACATTTAGCACCATTTGTAAGAGATAGTTACAACAAATACTATGAGAAGTATAAGTCATGGGGATTTTCTGATGAAGATTGTAAGAGATATGCAGAAGCTGATACCAAAAAAGAAGTGGCAGATGGTGTTCAGACTTTTAACTATCAGTGCAATTCTATGTCTAACTCAAATGGACAGTCTCCTTTTTTGAGTGTATTTATGTATCTTGGAGAGACTACAGAGTATAAGAAGGAACTTGCAATGATTATTGAGGAATTTCTTAATCAGAGGTTACTTGGTCTTAAAAATGAAGTTGGCGTATATGTCACACAGGCATTTCCAAAGCTTCTTTATGTCTTAGAAGAAGATAATATTCATGAAAATTCCCCTTATTGGTATTTAACAAAACTTGCAGCTAAGTGTACTGCAAAGAGAATGAACCCTGATTATATTTCAGAGAAGATTATGAAGAAATATAAAGAGGGTAACTGTTTCCCGTGTATGGGTGAGCGTAAACTACAGCCCAGGATAAACCGATTGAACCTCGTTGCTTAGAGGGTGTAACTAATATAGTTGCTAACGGATAGGTCTTAGGTAGAAGAGATTCTGTGACCTAAGATGAGTACCGTGCCAACCCTAGAAATAGGAAGTGTGTATCGACTAACCGTGATGAGTGTAGCGGTGTAGGATTGGAGATAAGCACCAATTCCAAGCAGTCGGCTCGTTGATGAGAGTAACGGACTCGGAGAGAATATATAGTCAGTGTACATAGTGATATGTAATAAAAATGTGTAGAAGTTTCCTTTCACCTTATAAAGACGAAAATGGTAATTATAAATTTTATGGAAGACTAAACCAAGGCGTTGTTACCTTAAATCTTGTAGATGTAGCATTGTCATCTGAAGGAGAT